AAACTTTTAAACCTTTTAAATCACCATATTCAAAACCTAATTGGCCTGTATTAGGATTAGCTTTAATTACAGATAATAATCCTCTAGATGAATCTTCTGCTTGTGAAGTTGATGTAGGAAAGAATAATCTGTACTGTGATTTATTTCTAATAACTACTGAATTAATATTATGTGTAGTTATTTCATTAATTCTTTTTTGTATTTGTTTTGACACAGTTCCTAATTCTATATCATCAATTCTTTCTGTTCCTGCAATAGTTCTTAATCCATCTGGTGCTAAGAATATTACATCACCTGCAAGTTCTTGAATACTTCTACCATCTGTGCATCCAATACTTCTAGTAACGGGTTGTACTGCAAAGTTAGAAGAACTAGTTCCTGTTAATTTAAATATTTTATCTTGTCCAAAAATAAATAAAGTATCACGGAAAGCTTTTAGTCCTACAATCTCTGTATCAACTTTAATAGTTCCACCACCATTATTAGTTGTAAAATCATTAGTAAGGTTTGGCCCCATAAAACTAATCTGTTGTTTATTACTGGCATCCCCTGAAAAAAATATGTGATTCTTAAATACTTCTACAAATTTAAAGTTAGCTGTTCCTGATGCACTAACGACAGATGTACTAAAAGAACTATTTAGTATTTGTGGACTAGAAGTTCCTGTAGTAATAACAATCTTATCTGTGCCATCAAAGTTAAATAATCTATGTTCGTAGTTTTGTGTAGGTGTTCCTAAACTTGTAATAGTAGATGTCCAACTACCATCCCCTGCACTTGCTCTATGTATACTACCACCTCTACCTGCTAAAACTACATCATTAAAAATTGCAGTAAATACTACTCTTTCACTAGAAGCAGAAACTTGTGGACATATATTAGAATTAAATTTTGTAGTACCTAATATTTTTTTGTAACCACCTTCAATATCAGGTTCAAAGTTTTGTAGTTGTAATGCCTCACCCGGAGACATAGAGAACACATCTTTATTTAAGATTAATCCTCCACCTAAACTAACTACTGAAGGTTGTACTTGTGCCATACTATGTTACAGTTAATACTGAAGTGTTACTTGTTGTTCTGTTAGAAGTGTTAAGATTAACTCTAGTATCTTTCATATATTCAATATGATTTAACATTTCAGTTCTAATTCTTCTAACCCCTTGTTCATATTCTGCATTAGATATATTAGCCATAGGTACATCATTTTTTAGTTTATACAGATAATACTTTGCTCTATTAACTATTACGTCTGCATAGATATCTGGTAAATCCATTGTATCGCCATGTGCTGATAACTCTGTATGTGTTTTATAATATTCATAAAATACTGTGTAATCATCAAACTTAGGAATTGGTGATAATCCAAAACTTTTATGGTCAGGTGTTCTATAAACAAATAAAGGTTTACCATATTGTGAATCATTGGCTGCTACATCTTTTCTAAATGGACCCTGTAAAAAACCATCATAAGTCATAGGTTTTAATTTAATTGCTTCTTCTTGTCTTTTAACTCTTACATAATCTACATCCATATTGGTAGCTGTGCTTGGGTTATTTAAAGTTACAAAAGTTGTAGATGCAGTTGCTGTAAATGTTGTTGATAATATTTCACCATTACCAAAATCTGTAACTGTAATTGTGCTATTTAAATTTTGTGTTCCTTCTGCTGCAGTTCCTACTTGAACTTTAAATGCTTGTCCTGTAGAGTTTGTATCAAATGCTCTAACAGATATATTATAAGTTTCTCCTACGATAGTAGATATAGATTGATGTGCTGCAAAATCGTTTAGTCTTAATCTACCATTACCTGTAGAGTTGTAAGCTGCACTACCAGAACCTGCTATTGTAGTCCAACTACTTATGTCAGATGTAAATTCACCATTAGTAATTAAATTAGTAGGTGATATTCTAAATGAATCAAAGTTTGCTTTTCTAAATGCTGCAGGAAAATCATACTCTTGTTGTCCTGTAATAGCTACTTGTGTGCCATCTGTATGCAACCAAGGCCATTCAACTTCTGCCATATATAAATCATTAATAGCTTTGTTAATAAAATTTTTAGCAGAAGTTTGTACACCTCTACTTGAAGTAAAGTTAGAACTTGTTAGTTCTACCTCATTCAATTCATTTAATACAAAATTTGTTAATTCTAAATATGTTCTTGTGGTTGCCATTTATTTTCCTGTTTTTGATTATTAAGTGCATCTATTTCTTCTTGTGTCATACACATCATCATACTTGAGTGTATTGTTTCTACTGGAAATTGTCTTTCTATAGATTCTTTTAATGCTTGTTTTTTAGTTTTTAAAAATAAATCACAAGTTTCAATTTCTGTAAATTCTATAAATCTATATGTAAAAAGTTTTGGAGATATTTCTCCATGTAATAATATAATTAATACAATAAAAAATTTCATGTTTATTTTAAAAGGAGGGGTATAAACCCCCCCTAGTTATTTGCTATTATGCAAATGATACTTTTTGTGCTTCGGAATCACCTTCACCATCGAAGTCAGCAAGTACACAGAATACTCTGACTTTTGCGTCAATAGCACCTGTTGCTACTACTAAATCAATAGTGTCAGCAGCGGCATAGACTCTATATCCAATAGATGTTGTACCCATTGAACTGTCTCCTGCTCTTGCTCTGGTTGTTTCCAAACCTGCGGTTGCAGTTGAAGCAGATACAAAAGCATCTACGTCTGCACCATCGCCAAGTGATAGAGTTCCTGAATTACCTGCACCATCTGCAGTTAAAACATCTAGACCTGCATACAAACATAAAGTGTTTGCAGGTACTTCTATTACTTGTACAACGTCACCGGCTGCATTTGTAAACTTAGAAAAGTCTACTACTTGTGACACACATCTGACTGCCTTACCTACTGGTAATGCTACAGGAGATGATGTGTTACCTGTTACTGTTAAAGTTGCCATTTAATCATTACCTCCTATTAGTCTATTTTGATATGTGAAAGAACGAGAGCATTGTCTCTTAGTACTTTTCTTCCAAATACATGAAGACCTCTAACTACATCAGAAAAAGTCTCAGGATGTCTGATAACTTCAATCTTTGCGATATGGTTAGCTGTCGCTGTAGATGACATATGACCACCTAATACTTTGAAGAAGTTCGAAGTTGAACTTGCTGCGAAGTTGTTTGTCATATATACATCCATGTTCATAATCTTACCGGCAATAACTTTACCATTTCTTAATGGTGCTGCGTTACCTGTAGTATCACTCATTAGTTTGCTAGATGCTTGACCTAATTGCTCTACAAATTCTGGACCTGCTAAGAACCATCTGTTCTCTTCTGGTACATCTGCTGCATTTAACAATCTATTTACTTTAGAGATTGTGTCAACTGGGTCAATTTCGCCTGAAGCAAAACCTACATCTTGGTCTTCTCCAGAGCCTGAGTCTGCTCCTAGTAAGTGGTCAGGGCTAGATGAACTAACTCCTGCTACCATTGCTGCGATTACGTTTTTGTCATAAGCGTTCTTAAGTGCATAAGCACCAGAAGAAGTTGCAACACTTTCAAAGTTAACATGGGAATGTCTTTCCTCAATGTCATCAACTTTAAATGAAAATGCGTTTGCTTGGTCGACAGTCAATTGGATTTGGTCATCAGTGATGTCTTGTGCATCAACAACCGCTCCTCTTGAGTACGCACTAACAGTAATAGTAGGTTCTTTTATGATGTTTACTGTGTCTCCAAAAGCTTCAATCTCACCGGCATAGTCAGTGTTAGTAATTGCTTCTACTACTGATGCGGTACGAAAGAATTTTTGGACTTTTTGGGAATAGATAATCGGGCTAAAGTTTCCGTTAGCTAGATTATTATTACCTGATACTTTATCAAAAGCCATCTTTTTTCTCCTATTATTTATTAGTTATTATTAAAATTGATATGAGTTAACTGTTTATACGATGCGACCTTCTCTATGAGCCTTATCAATGTCAGCTTCAAACTTAGAGTACTCATCTGGTTTCATAGATTTAATAGCTGCCCAAGTCCATTGTTTCTTATCAGTTGGTGTTTCAGATACTTTAGTTTTAGAAACTGCTTTCGCTGCTTCTTTCTTTGCATCATAGTTTACCTTCTTATTAGAAAGTCCTCTGTCATACTTGTACAAGTCTATTGCACGTGCTGCAGATTTTGGATTGTCACTATTATCATAAAGCCAAGATTGTACTGTACTATCCTGTACAGAAGCCCAGTCATGAAAATCTCCGCTTTCACGAATCTCTTTAAAGTCTGGATGCTTCTTTGCAAGTTCTACTTCTGCTCTATCTCTAGACAAAGAAGATTGTTGTTTTTTTATTTCCAACAGTTGTTCTTCCATTTCTTGTTTAGATTTAAGTGTAGCTTCTGTAGTTAATTGCATAACAGAATCATACATATCAGGATAGTCTTTTCTCCACTCTTCTAAATCTTCTTTAGATTTAAAAATAGGTTGAGAAGCAACTGCTTCCTTTTCTTTCTTAAGTTTGAGAACTTCATCTTTGTGCTTAGATATTGTCTCATCATAATGCCGTTTTAAATCGTCATATCGCTTCTTAAAAGCGGCATCTTCTACTCCTACAGGGCGGTCTTCTTTAGGTTTCTTCTCGTCAGTTTCTTCCTTAGATTCCTCGGTGGCTGTTGTTTCGACTTCCTTGTCCATTAAGTTCCTACTCGGATGCTTATATGGAGTCGGAGTTGCGACATCTTCTGTTGCTGAATTTTCTTCTACAACAGGAGTTTCTTTATTGTCTTGTTCCATTTATTCTCCTTCGGGGTGCTGTTGGATTCAGGTCGCCCCCTATATGCAGGGCCTCTATTGAGAGGGTGGCTGCGTCATCATTCCCTGACCTTGTGTAGGTGCAGGGCTTTCTCCTTGCGGTGAAACTTGTGGTTGTGGTTC